AGGCCGGTCTTGGTCTCGGTCGTGTTGTCGAACACGCCGCTTGCGTTCAGGTCCTCACGCATGAGGCCCGACGGGAAGATGGGCGCACCGTCGAAGCGGCCGAGTTCGCCCGAAAGGACGGTCGCCTGAGCGCCGTACTTCTCGAGGGTGAGCACTTCGTCCATGCCCAGCAGGTGGATGAGACCCACAGCGGACACGATGTAGGCCAGGCGCCGCGGGTTGACGGCGTACTTGCCCATGAGGCCGCGCAGGTAGCGGCAGCCTGCCGTGGTGGGCACACCCATGTCGTAGGTGGCCGAGGCATCGGAGGCCAGCTTGCGCAGACCCTTCCATGCCTTGCGGACGTCGGCCGCTTCGGTCACGTCGGAGTCCTGATGGGTGGCCGTGGTGTCGCCGTTGATGAGGGCGTCTTCCTCGCCCTCGGCGAGCGCCGAAGCCAGGTCCTGCCGGATGAAGGGCAGCATCGCGATGATGGAGTCCTCTTCCTGCTCGTAGGACGTCTTGCTGAGACCGGCGATGGTCTGGCAGGACAGCGTGATGTCGTCGGTCGTCGACTCGGACTGAGTCGCGTTCTGCGCGCGCGCCTTCAGGTACGCACGGGCCCGCGCCGTCTGAGCCGGGATCTTGAAGGGGTCGTTGGGCATGTTGATGGTGCTGAACAGGCCGGCGACCTGGCGCTCGAGCTCGAACATCATGATGAGGTCCGGGCTGTAGCCGGTCGGGATCCACTCGGAACCAGTGCCGGTGCCACCAATGTAGGTGGCCTTGATCTCCTGGATCTTCTTGTAGCTCTTGGTGTCCTCGATGCGGAAGCTGGAGTCGTGCCGCTTCACGAAGCGGAGCACCTCCAGGGCATCCTGGGCCTCGAAGAGTTCGCGCATGTTGTCGTCCTGGCTGACCGAGGACGGAACCTGCGTCTTGCGCTCGAAGCTCATGCGCGCGGCATCGACGGAACCGTCGACGTCGAAGGCCCGCTTGAGAGCCGGAGCCTCGTCCAGCTTGCGGACGGTCTCGGAGATCGTGGCCACGTCGGCGGCCATCTTCTCGAGCCGCTCCTGCACGTCTCCGGGGAGATCGCCCTTGAACTGCTCTTTGGCCTCCTGGACCGCAGTCTTCAGGCCGACGACCGTACCGGTAAGCTCCTCCACGGCCGTTTTGAGTTCTTCACTCATGAGACTTGTCACCTCCTTGGGGTAACAAAAAAGCCCGCTTGCGGCGGGCCCTGGGTTGGGGTGTTCCTGTGCGTCCGGGCTATATCTACGAAGCGAGTTCTTGGCTCACCTCGCGGATGCTGAGAGTCGTACGACGGATGGCCTCCAGGAGGTCGCCGTCGTCTTGGTCGACAGGGATGTCGTTGATGGCGCACTGGCCTTTGAGCAGGAGCGCGGCGGCGTCCAGTTCGATGAGCGCCTGACGCACCTCTTCCTCGCGCCCTTCCGCCTTCAGTTCCTGCGCCAGCGTGTGCAGGTAGGCGGCCTCGTCCAAGAGGAGGGCCACCGGGTCGGTCCGTTCCACGAAACCGCGGAGTTCCTTGTAATCCTTGGACTCGATGGTGCCGTCGTGGACGTTGACCTTGCCGGCCGGCACGAAGCCCTTGGGCTCGTAGGAGGCATGGATGACGGTCGCCACCGGCTCGCCCGTGATCGTGGCCACGCCGGCGTCGTCGATGCTGTACTCGACGGTGAAAAGGTCCTCTTTGCCGGTCTCCCAGTCGTACACCTCATAGACCACAGCGGTCGCCGAGATGTCGGCGATGTAGATGCTTCTGTCGCCCTCGGTGTAGCCGGCGCGAAGGGCTGTGCGCACGGCGTCCTCAATCGACTCCCACGACGGACTGCCGCCGATGTCGACAAGTCCGGTGATGCCGCCGATGGTCCTGGTCTTCTGGACCGGGTCGTCTGTTGCGCGAAGGATGGGGAGCCGGCTCTTGACAGCCGTGATGACCGCCTGGCTGTTCATGGCGAAGCCGTTGGTGCAGGCGGAGCACTCGAACAGGTCGTACTTCAGCACCTCGCGGACTGTCCGCCCGCCCTCTTTGGTGATCTTCTTTTCCCGGCAGTTCCAACCGATCGACATTTCGCCGATGACGCCTTCTCTCATCCCGACGAGCGTGTCCCGGCCGTCCTGGGTGTCAAAGACCTTGGCCTTGAGCCACAGGCCCGGCTTTCGCTCATCGAAGAGGAGCGACTTGCCGAGGGGGCGCTTGCCCTGCATCCAGTCGTGCTGGTAGAAGATGGGCAGCGTGGGGTTGGCGTCGGCGATGTGTTTGCCGGATCCGTAATGGAACCTGTCGCCGCCATCGTCGATGTTTCCGTAGGCCGCCGCGTAGCACTCGAATGTGCCCTCGTCCAGGTCCACATTGAGATCCATCAACGGCAAGGTCTTGATTTCACGAATGCCGAACACTCTTTCCTCCATTTCCTCGCCGTCACTCGGCGGAGTAGCTGAGCCAACACCTGCACAGCGGGTGAGCCAGCGGCCGCGTATGGCCGCTTGGGAACAGGTCGTTTATGGGGATGGAACCGGCCGCTTCGTTATCCAGACAGACGCGCTCGACGCGGTCGTCGCGCATGGTCTCCCAACGCTTGTGGGTCATGCCCTGCTGGAGGGCCAGGGCTTCGCGCACGGCCTCGTACGCGGTCCCAGACTCGTACTGGGCCGCGAGGTCCGCCCGCCACTGTGAGGTGCGGTCGTAGTAGGCGAGGATGCGCTCGCGCAGTTGGTAGTGGCCTTCGCCGGCAGCGATGCCCTTGGCTATCTCGTCGCGGATGCCCTGTACGCTGGTCGCGGTCACGTCCCGGGCGAACCGGCTCTCCTGTGCCTGCAGGAGGTCACGGATGAAGTCGGTCTCGATGGTCACGTCCGCGCCGATGCCGTACTGGTCGTACATGGACGAGATCGCCCGGCTGCCGAAGCGGGCCAGGTAGGGACGGATGCCACTTTCAAGCGCCGCGATCTCCACCTCGAGGTTGAAAGCCGCCCCTGCGATGGCGTCAGCGGTGGCGAGCACTTCCATCTGCCCGGCCGCGGCGAGCGCGGCGAGCGCTTCGACCACCCGGTATGCCTGCCAACTGAGAAGCGCCGCCACAACGGCCGCCAGATCCTGACGGTCCTGCTCGGCGTCTCCGGTCAGGTCCTGCTTTACCTCCCGAAAGGGCGCATCCGGGCTTTCGCCCCTTCGCCCTCCGGCTCTTCCGGTGCAGGGTCGCCGCCCACGGGCACCGGGTTGATCTCGTTCTGTGGGGTCCCGCCGGCAGCCATATTGACCGGCACGTACAGCTTGTCCCCGCCCTCGATCTTGGGCAGGTTGTGCCAGCGCCGCTTCTCGTCGACTGTGATCCACCACGCCTTTGACCCGCCGTCGGTGAGTTCGCCGAACTCAGGACGGATGATGTCGTCCATGTTGAACTCAAGGAAGAAGGCGGAGTCGAACTCCTTGGCGATCTCCTCGGTCAGCCGGAACTCGAAGCGCCGACACAGCGCCCGCACCGGCCCCTTCATCCACGTCTTCCAGTTGGTCTCTCCGGTGGAGCGGTTGGTGCTGCGGTCCATGCCCAAGATGGACGGCGGCATGTGGAAGCCCGCGAGGATCAGTTCAGTGTCGTTCTGGCGCCCCTCCAGCCACTGGGAGTCTCGCATGCTGCGCGAGGTCCCGTTATAGGACAGGCCCTTGTCGAGCACGGCCACGCGGCCGCTCTTGTTGACGCCGCGGTGGACCGATTCCCACTCCCGGCGCATCTCCTTGCGCTCGCTCGGCAGCAGGTCCTGGTCGGTCTGGAGAACGCCGCCCGGAAGCGACCCGTTGCGAAGGAAGTTGCGGTTGAAGCGGGCCGCGTCCATGTCGGATTCGATGGACAGCCGGAGCGCAGAGATCGGCGAGAGGCCGCGCCACTCGTTGGTGGGATGCGTCAACTTGTAGAAGACGATCTCGTTCACGTCGTAGCCGTAGCCGCGGTCGCCCACGAGGTACTGGTAGCCGACCAGTCCGTCCTTCTCGTTCACGATGGGGCCGAAGCGATCGGGCCGCATGGTCTGGAGCCGCACGATGCGACTGCCGGTCACGTTGTAGATCTTCTCGATGATGGCCTCGCCGCCCATGAGCAGACTGGTGACCTCCCAGTGGATCAGTTCGGTCCAGTCCATCTGTGGGCAAGGACGGCGCAGGAGGTCGATGAGCTTGTGGCTGCGGACTTCTTCGCGGTCACCCTCCGGGTCGCCCTCATAGAGCTTCAGAGGCAACGAGGCAATGGTGTCGGCGTACATCTTGACCGCGGCGTGCGTGATGCCGTGGGCGGCGTAGACGTTCTCCGCGACCTCCTGGAAGTTCGAGGAGGGGATATCCGCCATGGTCGGCGTCGGCTGGAAGGTCTGACCGGAATCAAGCCCCTGCTCCCAGCGGGTCTGGTCCGTGCGCGACTCGGGCCCCCGAAGCGCGACCGGGGTAGTCAGCAGTCCTATGAGATCGAAAGCCATATCACCGCCCCTCCTACCAGGGTCAGTCCCAGAGCCACAGCGGCGGCCGCCGCGATGAGCGAGAGGGGTACGAACTCCACGCTGCCGAGGACCTTGCGGACCTGGGCCGCGAAGATCGGAACCCCGGCAAGGAGGGCCGTGAGCCCCACCAGGGCCGCGAATGCCGCTACAAAGGGCATGGACTACCTCCTCGCCTTGGCAGCTTCGCGCGCACGGTGGCGCTGCCGTAGACGCTGCATCATGTACGGTTCGTCTTCGTCTAGGTCCTCTTCGACCTCGTCGGTGCCGAGGATGTCCTCGTCTGAGAGGTCTTCTTCGTCGTCGCCGGACTCGATGCCGGGACGGTTGCGGGCGATCTGGGAAAGAACGCCATAGCGCAGGGCGTCTGCACAGTGATTATTCTTCTTGGGGTCGGGCTGGTCGTTCACCCACTCGTAGAGCCCGAACTCCTTGATGAGCATCTTGCAGCGCGGATGCACGAGGATGCCCGGCTCGCCGGTCAGCTTCTGGACCTTGAGCAGCCGCTTGACCTGCTTCACGCCCACGATGACCGGGTTGTCGGCGCAGCGGCGCTTGTCGAGCGACGGCGCGGCCTTGGCAGCCCATCCGCCCTTCTTGAGGTCCTTGATGCCGTCGGGAGAGCGCGGATCGCAGTAGAGCGCTTCCGGCAGTACACCGATGCCGCCGTCTCTCACGAACCACTCCTTCATGGCCTCGGCGTGCTCCTGCGGCGTCATGCGCTCCCGGTAATACTCGTCCAGGATGAGCGCCGGTCCGTCCGGCGGCACCTGCACGGCCAGACACACGAACGGGTCATTGAAGCCCAAGTCGACCCAACCCGTGACCGGAACGTCGGGCAGCATCTCCATGCGGCGGACGTGAAGGTCATGATCGAACTCGTCGTAGACAAGTCCGGCATGGGTGACGAAATCCGCAGCGTACTCCTGCATGAACTCGGCGTGCGGAGTCGACTCCTCGATGGCGAGCAGTTCGGGGTCCGTGCGCCCGCCCGGGTACAGGATGGGGTTGGCCCATGACGGCTTGTGGAAGGTCGCCCAGTCATTCGCGTTCTTGGCCGCCTCCCACAGATCGAAATACCAGTTGCGCCCGCGAGGGGTCGTGGCGAAGATGGCCACGCCGTGATAGTCAGACAGGGTCGGACGGATGAGCTCGGTCCAGATGTGGGGCTTCAGCCGGGCGGCCTCAGCCATGATGACCGCGGTCAAGCCTTCGCCGACCATCTGGTCTTCCTTCTCCTGGGAGCGGACTTCGATGGTGGCGCCGTTCTTGACCTGCAGGAAGTAGCGCCCGCCCACCGGGTCGAGCACGTTCTTGTGCAGCTTCAGGAAGCCCTGCCTGTCCAGGATCATGAGGTCCCGGCGAAACAGACGGAACTCTTTGACAGCGAGGCCCTGGGTCGGCCCCACCACCCAGATGTACGTGTCCGGGATGTAGACGAGAGGGCCGACGTCGCGAACGTCCGAAAAAGTCTTCCCCAGCCGCCGACCGCACGTGAGCATCTTGAAGCGCGCCGTGGAGGCATGGAAGTCAAGTTGCCCCGCGTGCGGCACGTAGCCGACCCGGTCCCAGTACAGTTGCTTGGAGGCCGGGCTCAGCAGTCTCTTGATGTCCTCGCGAACGCTCAGGGTTCAGACCTTCACAAATGCCATATTTGCAGGCATTTTATACAGTGGTCACGAAGGCTTTGAGCCCTTCGAGCGACCCGGTGCGTACAGCTTCTTCGATGGCGGCCTGGCGACGCTTGGCCTCGGCCGCAGCGAGGAACTGCTCTATACCATCGGGAGTATCGCCACCTCTGGCGTCCACAGCACCCACCCCACCCAGAAGCGCGATGCGGTCGGCCATGATCTTCACGACACCCATGAGGTCCCGCACCGTGGCCGCCGACAGCTTCCCGGGCACGATGTCGAGCGCCTGATAGAGGATGTCGATGGACTTCTCGAGGATCACCTTGCGCTGGTCCTCCTTGATGCGGTCCCACTCCTCTCCGGAGAGCTTGTCCATCCAGCGCGAGACGGTCGCGATCGAGCAACCCATCTGCTCAGCCACCCGCTGCTTGGACCCGAGAAGGACGTAGAGGCCGGGGATAGCCAACTGCTCTTCCGGGGTCAGCCGCTTCGACCCGTTCACAGGCTCATTGTTTTTTGCTGTCGCTTCCATGAAGGTCGTCACCTCCTCGACGTCTGATGATCGCCCCACACGAGCGAGAACAGCATCGCTGCTGCTCTTTGTCCGGCTTGAACTCCTTGCCGCACACCGCACATGCCCTCGTCCGCTTCGGCTTGTCCCTGTGCCGTCCGATGGCTCCACACGAGGTCGAGCAGTACCGCTTGTCCGGGTTGCTCGAGGTCACCGGGAACTCCGTTCCGCATATGGGGCACTGCCGGCTGATCTTCGGCCTCCGCGGCCGCAGCGCATGTGACGCGCACTCGACCCCGCAGTACTTCTGCGCCGGGTTGGCCGGGTCGGCGATGAAGTCCTCACCGCAGTGGGGGCACGTGCGCCTTGAGGCCTTAGCCGCGGCCGCTTCCGCCTCCTGCTCGCAGATGAAGCACAACGACCCAGGCTCCTTGTAGTCGGCGATCGGACGGCCGCACTGGCAGCGTCTGACGGTGCGGGGTAGATGGCGCGACGCCATGGTGCGCACCTCCGTGAGCATTGTCTGCTCCATTGGTCTCCTCCCGTAGAGACTGGAACTGGTGTGAAAAACGAAAGGTTGTACTTGGGTGCTTCGAGGTAGCGGGCAAGGGAGTCGAACCCTCATCGTCGGCTTATGAGACCAACCGGGCCACCCGGCCCTGCCACCCGCAACGGGGGATCTGTGAGACAAGAAGGAGTTGGGGGACGCTAGGGGGCTTTGGCATTTTGGGACCCCCGTGCGGATGAGGGACGGTGCTTAGGCGAGCCGGCGCTCGGGAGTTGAACCCCTATCCCTACGGGCCCGCGGATGGCCGAACTTGGCCAGAATCGGCGCCCGAACTGGCGCCCACGGGCCCGCGGCCGCATATGCGTATCGGAAATACGCAACAAAGCGTAACAACGGCTGGTTGTGCGCTGGTGCGCGGTCGTCCTGGCCGTCTCGATCGACAGGACCGCGCGCAATGTGCGAGCGGCGAACAGATCGG